CAAAACATTTTAACAGACAATCTTAGCTCCAACAAGGACACATTTTTACGGTTCTAAAACTTTCCTCAATGTGTCTTTAAATTTGTATCTAATCTCAATTCGCATACCACTGTAAACATAAATCCTATCAATGAAGAACAACAGCATTTGATTGGTTATCTGCTCTGCATTTAGAAATTCATGTGCAGTTGCACTTAGCTGATTAAGCTCAGGATCAATCGCACTTTGCAACTCGGATAATTGTTTTTCTGTGTTTTCCTTTTCTTGGGTATGCTGTTCAAGTTCCATTGCAAGCTGGTCACGAATTGCCATAAATTCATTTCTGCTAATAGCACCATCAGAGTATCTTTCATAAGCAGTTACTTTTGCCTGACTGTTTTGTTTGATACTCTTTTCTAATTTCTGAATAGATTGCTTCAGATTCGCTTCTGTGCCTTTGGTCTTACTAACAGCGTCTTTCAGTTTCTTTTCGTGGTCTACAATCAGATTCAGCATACTGATGAAGTTATCTGTAACAACTTTTTCCAAATTTTTTTCCAAGAATCTTTCACCTACGGGACACTCTGTATCTTCTACAAATCTTGACTTATCACAATAATAAGCAACTTCTTTTCCTCTTGGATTTCTTGACATCGCTCTGCCACATACACCACATCGAATAAGTGAGCGAAGCAGATAATCTTTATTATCACGCTCATAATGTCCAATCTTTCTGATTGCAGCCTGAGCTTTTTCATACTCCACATTATTTACTATCGCTTCATGACAGTCAGGAACAACAATCCATTCGGATTCATCACGCATAAAGGTATGTTCTACCTCAATGTTTTTCCATTGCCTTGTCTGGCTTACTACTGCACCTGTATAAATCTTGTGTTGGATAATTCTTCGGATATTAGAACTATCCCAACTATTTCCTTTTGAAACTTTTCGATGTTTCTTTTTATCAGGAAATATTCTTCTAAAATACTGTGCCGGTGTTTCAATCTTTTCTCGGTTTAATGCTGTAGCTATCTCGCTAACAATTTTACCGTCGATTGCCATATCAAAGATTCTTCGTACAACAGGAGCTGTTTCAGGGTCAACGAGTAAATGGTTTTTATTCTCCGGGTCTTTCATATAACCATAAGGAGCAAATGCACCGATATATTGTCCCTTCTTTGCTTTAGCTCTCATTACTGTTTTAATCTTTTGCGACAAGTCCTTACTATAAAAGGAATAGACGATAGATTGCATAACAACATCTATACCGCCTGTTGTACCAATATAGTTGTTGCTGTCGTAATTGTCATTAACGGAGATAAAGCGTACTCCCAAAAAAGGGAAGATACGCTCTAAATAATCGCCAATCTCAACATAATCACGAAAAAATCGGCTAAAGTCCTTACAGATAACAAGCTTTGAATCACCATTTTTTAAATGCTCAATCATACTTTCAAAAGCCGGACGATGATCGTTTGTACCTGTATAGCCATCATCTACAAACTCTTGTATCTCATACGAGTGAAATTCTTTGTGGCTATTCAAATATTGATGAAGAAGTGAACGCTGATTCGCTATACTGTCACTTTCAGTTTTATGCTTCATATCTCTATCAGCACTTGATAATCTGATATACAAATATAGTTTCACTTTGCTTCACCTCCCATCAATTCTTCATATGCAGATAGTAGGACAGCTAATGCGTCCTGATACTTTAGCTTTACTTCGATTCTGCGTTCCTTTGGAGCTGGCTGATAAATAATAATCTTATCCACCATTGCCTTTAGAACACTTTCATCAACTTCCTTTGACTGCTGAATCATCTGCATATGTAAATACCATTCGTTTTTATCTGATAAAGCCTTTTTTAATTTCTGTTGCTTCATCTGTAAGGAATTATATTGAGCATTGAGTTCTTGATACTCGTTATCAAACTGTTGCTTCATATATTGGTATTCTTCCGGTGTCAAAATACCTTCCGTAAAATCTTCATAAAGCCTTTCTCGTTTTCCTTGCCTGTTCTTGATTTTCACCAATATGCTCTGCATTTCTTCCTTATAGATAGCTTGTTGTTTTGTCGCACTATCGGAATGATTTAATTTCTGTATCAATTCTTCAAAATCACAGGAAATATGAAGCTGGTCTGATAATACATTCCACACAATCTCTTTGAGTTTATCTTGCGAAAGAGAATGTGTACCACCGCATTTCTTATATTTGTAGTTCGGACATTCATAAGTTCCGGATAGCTTTTGGTCTGGACGATAACGATGGTATCGCATTTTACTTCCACACTCACCACAATAAACAAAGCCTTTCAAAATCGGCGGATTACTTTCTCTGTATTCCTTGCTTTTTTCAAGTCTTTCTTCCCAAGCTTTTCGTCCTTCAATTTCCATTGCTTTCGCTTTATCAAATACTTCTTGAGACACAAGTGGTTCATGCATATTCTCAAGCACACGCCATTTGCTTTCATCAGGCTCATATTGATAATTAGGCTTTCCCAAATACAAAGCTGTTGGCATTCTTCCAAATACAAGATGTCCTAAATAGGTAGGATTTCTTAAAATCTGCTTAATAAGTTGTGCCGACCACTTTGAAGTTTCATATCGTTTATCACTCGTCTGTCCTCTGAGGTAGCGAAGCTTTCCCGGAGAAGGAATACCTTCATCATTAAAAGTATTCGCAATATGATTAAGTGGCACTTTATCAATTCTCATCTGAAAGATTCGTGTTACATTAGCTGCTGTTTCAGGGTCAGGCTCAAAACGATACTCCCTTGTGGTTGATTTTATATATCCATACGGAATCATACTTGGGATATGTTCTCCTGCAAGTTGTTTCGTATGTACCGCAGTAGATACTTTCTTTGAAATATCTTTTGAATAGTAACTGTTAATTAGATTCTTTAATGGAATCAGCAAACTTTCTGCCGAACCGTCTGTTTCAAAGCTGTCATAATTATCAGCTACAGAGATAAACCTTACTTCCATAAAAGGGAATACATTTTCAAGCAGATTTCCGGCTTCAATATAATCACGAGAAAACCTTGAAAAGTCCTTGATAACAAGTGCTTTTATCTTTCCATTATTAATGTCGTTTAATAGCCTTTGAAATTCAGGACGATTGGTATTCGTTCCTGTCCAGCCATTATCGCAATAAACATCAACCAAATGAAGATATGGGTGTTCTTCCACATATTCCTTGCAGATTTCAATCTGTCCCTCGATAGATTCACCTTTATCATCTTTACCACTGTTTTCAATGGAAAGTCTTGCATAAATCGCTGTCTGCCATTCCAACACTTGTTCAGGTGCTACAGGCTTTATGGATTCAACAGCTTCTTTATATGTTCTTCTTGCTCTTCTTGCCATAATCAAACAACCTCCTCAATTATTTCTGAAATTCTTTCTACATACTGCATTGCACTATGAAGCTGGTCTTCGTAACGAAAAACAACTTCAATATGCTTTGAGTCATAGATAATAATTCGTTCAATCAGATTCACAATCACAGACCTTTGAAGTTCCGTAATGTTTTCGTACTGTTTGAAAAGCTCTATCCAAGTAACGCTTCTTTGATTGCTTTCCAAAGCCTGTTCTCGCTCTTCTTTTAATTGAACAAGGGATTGTTGCCTTGCTTGAATTTTCCTGTCATAGCCAGCACGAAACTCCATATATTCTTCCTTACTTATGACACCATCTGCCATATCACTGTAAAGATTAAGCTTCAAGTCTTGAAACCTTTGAATTTCATCATTTAGCTTTGTCAGTTGAGCATCGTAATTGAATATCTCCCTTTGACTTTCCGGAAGTGCGGCTATGTAATCCAATATCTCCTCAAGTCTGCATATCTGCTGAATATGGTCTTGTACAAGCGACAACACAATCCTATTAAGTTTGCTTTCGCTGAAGCTATGAGAACTGCACCCAAGCTTTGCTTTGTGAGTAGAACATACATAGTAGTAATATTTCTTACCTCTACTTGGAACAGTTTTACGAACCATTGTATGTTCGCAATCTCCACAATGGACATAACCGGAAAATAGATGTACAGATTCTTCTTGCGGTGCCACTCGCACATCTCGCCGAAGCAATGACTGCACTGTATCAAAATCAATTTTTGTAACAATTGCTTCGTGATTTTCTTCTATCACAATCCAATCTTCCCGGTTATATTGAATTTCCTTTTTCACTTTGTAGTTCGGTGTTCCTCGTTTGTGCTGAATAAGCGTTCCAAGATAAACCTCGTTAGTCAAAATCCTAAGAACAGCAACAGGTGTCCATAACGCTCTTTCATTAGCTCTAAATCCTGATTCAAATCTCATTCCGTTAGATCGTTTATATTCCATAGGACTAAGCACTCCCATATCATTCAGTTTTTCTGCGATACCGGAATTACTCATACCTTGAACTCTTAAACGGAAAATGAGTTCTACAACTTGTGCTGCCTGTTCATCAATAAGAAGCTTATTCTTGTTTTCAGGGTCTTTCTTGTATCCATAGACTGCAAAAGCACCGATGAAATCTCCCATCTTTCTTTTAATATCAAGCTGACTGCGAATCTTCATTGAAATATCCTTACAGTAAGCGTCATTGATTAAATTCTTAAATGGAACAATCAGAGAATCTGACTGTGATTTTTCTCCGGCACTATCATAGTTATCATTGATTGCAATAAATCTTACTCCCATAAAAGGGAATATCTTTTCAAGATAACGACCTGAGTCTATGTAGTTTCTTGCAAAACGGGATAAGTCTTT